GAGCCGCCTCCACCTCCGCCTACCGCACTGTAAGCCCCAAAAGAAGACGCTACCCCATCGTAGCCATTACCCGTTACAGACGTGTAAGTACCGCCAGAACCGCTACCCCCTGCGCCAATAACTACGCTAAATTGAGTGCCGGGAGTTACTTGTATCGCCCCACCATTAGGGGTTTTAGGTGTTTCAGTGCCATAGTAGATTAACCCGCCAGCACCACCGCCACCGCCAGAGTGCAATCCACCACCTCCACCGCCAGCAACAACTAGCAATTCAAAATAATATTGCCGTGGGTAGTCTGCGTCGCCCTTAGCGTCGCGCACTTGTCGCGTAGTCCAAATTCCGCTTTGCGAAGTACCCATTACGAAATCTCCTCATAAGAGCACACGGCTACCAAGTCACCAGCAGCACTAGCGGTACACCGTAACGCATCACCTTCTTCAAGGTAAATTGCTTTTGCCATCAAATCAAGAGTCGAGTCATTTGGTACAGCAATAGTCGAAGCAATCGCATAAGCCGTCGAAGAACGAAATAAATCTACCGTAATGTCTGCGGGAGTTGTACCATCAATGTTTGATACATAAAGCGCATTGACTTTGAAGACTTTGCCGCTACCACTTGAATTGGTGACGATTGCAGTTGCGGATGTACCGACAGCCTGTACCGCCGTTTTTCCTGTGATGGTTGCTACGTTGACGATATTTGGGGCTGCCATAATTTATCCTCCGAAAACGATTGCCATAGCGATGGCTTTACCAGTCGTCGCTCTGTCGGCAAATTCTGTGAAAAGAGCCGCCGTTGGGCGGAGTTCAAAACGGTCGCTTGCGGAATAGGCTCTGGCAGATGTGCCATCCTGCCCACGCACAACCGTCATTGTGTCTGTACTACGTGCTGTGACCTTGACAATCTCAAGGTTGTTTGAGGTATCAATCAGCGTAGCGTAGAAATAGTCACCAGTGCTCAGCGTGGGAAACCTTGACCCTTCGCCAGAGTTCAACACAATCGTAGTTGCGGAACTATTGATACTGGCGTTTAGTACGCCATACGCATTGTTGGTGACTTTAATTCCCATGATTACTGTCCTTCAGTCTCAGGCACTTCTACCCAATTACCTGCGTTGTCATCCCAACGGTACATCTTGCCGTCGTTAGGGTACTGTGTTGTTGCTTCCCACAAACATGATTGCTCATTCAGAACCCACTTGCTATATGGCTTAGGTGGGATAAACGCATCACGACCTGCGTCGTAAGTAAACCCAATACCTGCGTAGTTCTTACGCAAAGGTGTGCCACCATTAGCATGAACACCGCCGTGAGTGTTGTAACTGGTCTGAATCCACTCACCGGGACTAGAGTCCACGAACGTATCAAAAAACTCTGGCTCAGCAACAATAACTTGCGTTACTAAACCGTTAACAACTTTTGCAAAATGCCCCATTATTTACCCCTTAGGATACTTAGCCTTAACGGCCTGTACCCTTGCTAACATTTCTGCGGCAGCATCGCCACCTTTCCATAATGCGTCTAACTGGTCTCCGATTGGAGGATACTCAGGTGCTCTTAAACGCTGGTACTCATTACGCACATACTCAGCATCTACAACAGCAATAGCCGCGACAACTTCTGCTTCAGTTGGTTTAGTACTGCTCTCGTCTTTCCATTCTAAACAAGCATAGGTAAAGTCACCTGCAAATGTCCACTGAGCATTTGGACGTAGACGATTAAGAGCATCAATAATAGATAAATTTCTCATGCAATGTACTCCTCAACAGTCCACGAACCATACTTGGGATATGTAGCATCATAATCAAGCATATAAATCGTAGTGCCACTCCAGCAATAAAGTTCAAAGAAAAAATACTGCGCCCCTGTACGGGCTGTAAAAAATGATGGGGCACTACTATGGGCAGTATCAATTGCGTAATTAGCAACACCAGCGTTACCGCCGTAGCCACCAAACCCCCAGCCGTTGGCTATACCTTCTGATAGTTTTTCAAGTACGTTGTAGTTACTTCCAGTAGTAAGTGCCCCGCTACCAGCGTAATATCTAATACGCAAACCAAAACCAGCAGTACCCGCAGGCATATACCAAGGGAAACCACCTACACGAATACGAAGTTGTGTATCACTGCGAAGTTTGTCAAACCTAAACACCTGTGGGTTTGGCGAAACAATATCTCTAGGCCCATCGTAAGATGTACCGCTAATCCCTACTGTAACCCAAGAAACCGAACTAGACAGTGTTCTTGCTCCAGCCCCATACCCAGAGGTGTAACCCTGTGTTTGAACAATAGTTCCAGCACCAGCAAGTTTTTGGCGAGTTACATTGTTGTCCGCAATTTTTGCAGTAGTCACCGCAAGACTGTCAATTGTGAGTACCGTGCCTTGACTAGAGACAACAATATCGCCCTTATCTCCGTCTGTAAGAACTGAGTCAAGGAAAGTCTGTGCAGTAAGGCGAATCTCAATGCGGTCACCAGCACTATACGCACGAGCAGTTGTTGACTCTTGCGCACGTACAATAGTCAACACATCGGTTGAGCGAGCCGTACACTTGACAATCTCCAAGTTGTTGGAGGTATCAATAAGCGTCGCATAGAAATAGTCGCCCGCACTCAGAGTTGGGAACCGAGCACCCTGCCCCGATGTCACCGTAATGCTAGTTGCACTGCTAGTAATACTAGCAGCCAGCGTAGCATTGGCGTTATTTGAGAGTTTGATACCCATTCCCAGACTCCTTAGTTAACAGTCACAGTCCAAGTAATACCGAGCGTATCCGCTGCGCCCTTGTTAATGACTGAGAACACAGTACGGCAAAGCATAGTGCCAGAGGAGGAAGCATTGAAGATACCTGCTTCAGTCAATGCACCAGTACCAGTGCCTGCTGGGAATGTAGCAACATACGCAACAGAGTTGGTAGTCACAGTAGTTGAGGTCAACGAAACTCGTGAACTTGCTACGGCTGCACCTAGGGCTGTGTCGCCTACCGCAGCAGCAGTTGAGTCAGTACCAACTTCCATATGACTCATGGCGGTATCAGTAGTATCCTTCATGCGAGAGGCAATAAAGTTTTTACCCACGGTGACAACCAGATTGTCAACTTCGTGTTGTTCTTTTACCTCTCCGTCTGGGCCAGTGAGAACAATGTTCAGTCTGCCCTTCATCGTAATGCTATCGTTAAACATAATTCACTCCTTAGTTGAGTTGGTTTTCATTGAGTCCGTAACCGTTGTACGTGTACTCTACCGACTCCGTGCGCATCGTATACACGATACCAGCATTGGGGTCAATTGTCAGTACAAATTCACCGTTTACAAGGGGTTGGTGAATCTGATGAGAGTTAATTGTACCGAGTGTCCACTGGTACGTAAACTTTTCATCAGACGCAAAAGTAAAATCATAAAGCGGCGTTGTGACACCGGGTATGAGTAGTATTGAAACTGAGTCCGTAGCAGTTGCTGAATCTGTCAAAACTTTACTGCTGACTTTGGCTAACGCATCCGCCATAGTCACACTATCTGTGTAGACTGGACTAATAGAGCGTATAGATACATCTGCAACAGTGACCGGGTCTGGGTCAACATCCGCATCGTTGCGGTCGTAGTCCACCATCTCAGTGAAGTCTTTGTAGACTACATCGGTTATGGTGACTGAGTCTGTCAATACGGTCTGAATGGCAAACGAGTTCACCGTATCAGAAGCGGTAACTGAATCACTAGGGTTTTTACCTATATTGAATGAATTCAGTGTGTCCGCCGCAGTGACCGAGTCAGTCTTGGCAAGGCTAGGTTGCAGTGACGAAGAGTCTGTAGCAGTAGCAGTATCCTCAATTCCGTTCTTACCTACATTAAGCGCTGCTGCATCGGTAGCCGACGCACTATCAGCAACAACTTTAGACGCGTTAAACACTGGCGACGCGTCGGATGCTGTAGCAGTGTCCGTTAGGGTCTTACCAACATGTTTGGTATTGACTGTGTCAGCCGCAGTAACTGCGTCCGTTGTTGTTTTGTTCTGCGCAAACACAGGCGCAGAATCAGACGCCGTAGCAGAATCAGTAAGGGTTTTCCCTACGCTACGGGTAGATGTGTCAGACGCAGTAACTGGGTCTGGGTCAACGTCCGCATCATTGCGGTCATAGTCAACAACCTCGGTTACATCCTTGTAGACCACATCGTACATCGTGACCGAGTCAGTGAGCACAAGCCCCGGTTGGAAAGTAATCTGTTCTGTTGGCACTACAGAATCTGTTGGGTCAACAATACCTTTACCAAATGAAAACTCCCGGAAGTCAGACATGATAACTGTCTGTTCTTCCAAGTACTCCATTGGGACAACAAAGGCACTGATTTGAATATCTTGCTGCGGACGAGCCGTAACAGTCGCGCCGCCAGCAGCCGACATACCGATAGTCACGGTCGAAACCGCAACCACCAGTGATGTAGTCAGTGCGTAGGAGACGCGAATATTTGCCATTAGAAGTTATCCCTCACTGTGAAGCGGAGAGTTTCAAACACAGTCTGGTTGTCTCCGTTAAAGTTAATGACAACTTCACCTTCATACATGCCGGGGTCTACATCAAGCACACCACCGGAGAATCCAAACTGCACTTGACCGGTTGTGCCACCGCTCAACTTCGTGCAAGATATTGTGGAAAGTAGAGTGGTTGTACCAGCCTTGCGAAACTTTACCGTGACAACAGTTGTCGAGAGTGACAAATCAATGGGCGTGCCAGTAATGTCGTCCGTCAGCGTAAGGACAATAAGCGGTTTTTCGTCGCCTGCTACTAATCGGATGACATCTGCTGCCATATGAACCTCATGCGAATGGGCGCATCTGCACTGACATCGAGGCTCGACCTGCGCCTAGATTTGCTCGTGCTCTACGCTCTACGGTTTTAGATAAGTACTGCTTAGAATGATACGCCGCTAACTCGCGGTCAGACCAATTTTTATTGGGCAGTACAAGTAAATGTTGCAGTGCACCGTGCATGATGACGTTCTCTAGGTCATCAAAAACAGTCTTGTCCATCCCAGTGGAAGTGCGGATAGGTTTCAACGCCACAATCATTGCAAGGTCGTAATTAACCGAAGCGTCTGGGATGGGGGCCAATGCAAAGTTATCTGCATCCAACTGAAACACATAGCGTGGGTCAGACTGCTTTGCTGGGTCGGTGCTAGGCCAATCAGGGTACTGTCTATGGACATCCTCAAGCGTCGCAGGTTCAATCTTTTCTCCGTTGACGGAGACTGTCAAGAACGCATGAACCTCAGCCTGTGCTGGATTGGTGTAAGGATACTCATAAACACCCGGAGTCAACCGGATTGTAGGTTGCTGATACCGCCATGCCAGCGTGCGTTCGCACACCTCGATGGCTGCATCACGAACATATTGCTCAATGACAGGCTGCGGGCATCCGGGCACACTCGGTGTCAATCGTTGAGCGAGAGAGAGGAATGTGCGAGTAGCCATTAAATCACCTGTTTAGGGTCAAGTCCGGCTTCCTCAGTGTCGGTCAATGTCCGAGACTGAGCGTTTACGCCGAGAGCCTGAGTAAAGGTTTGTTGGAACAACTGGGCACGGTTGGAGTTCACATGCTCGTTGTCTACGGATTCTGCCAAGAAGATAGTGCCGTCAACAACAACGGGGAAGTAAGCATCTGACAGCAAAGCCACATCTGCGTCAGCCGCATAGTCTGGGGGTACTTGAGAATACTCTGTAACCAACACCTGTCCAGCGGGGGCTTTAGGGTAAATGAAAAAGCGATTGGGGTTGCGGACATGCCGCATCCAGTTTACACAGGCTCCAGCCGCATCATTCATCCAGCCGGGGTAGGTCTCATCCAGTGAG